CATCAACTGCTGTACAGTTTTACCCTGTACCAACATTTTTTGCGTAGGAGTCGATACAGAAATCGAGGCAGGTTGATTTGGAGGGGGTGATGTATCCCCCTTCTTTTTCTTATCATCTTTTCTCTTTTTAAAGCGATCAATAAGACTTTCAATAATGTCTCCTTGAGCCGCCTCGTATCCTTGAGTTCCTGACGCCATTAGAATTGGTTGCTCTGTTGTTTTAGTTCCTCAAGATGCTGAGATAGAAGTGCAACATATACAATTCTTTCCCAAGGCATCATATTATCTAGCTCCGTCAAAGAGTATTTATGATGGTGCATCAGAGCAAAGTTTGTCTGGTAATACTCTTCCAAGTTAGTATGGAAGAGTGCTATGCGAAAAAACTCTGTAGCCCAGAAATAGTGTACTCACTTTCTTTCTTGGTTTCTGGATTAACAACCTTAAAAGTATGTTGTAGTTTAGGCATAGTTGTAAAGAAGTTTGAAAGTTTATCAAACTGATCCTGAGTCATGCTCTCAATGAAATTGGTAAGTTCTTTCTTACTGCAATCTTTCGCTTCAGTTACTTCTTCTCCCTCAAAGATCTGATCAATACAGGAAACAATAAACTCTAGTCCATCCATATCATCACTATTATCAACAATTCCAGTATTGATAAAGTGATTGATACTTGGGTACTTCATGATCACACCAACCTTATCGGTGATCATAATTTTAGGGTCATGTCCCTCTGGTTTAAATACCTCTACCTCAGAAATATTCAGATCATGTGAAACCTGAGTCTTGTTATCGTCCAAACAAGTAACGTTAAGGGTTACAACCTCACCAACAGATGCGGCGCGGATCTTAAGGAAAAGGTACTCTAGATCAAAACTAGGAAGATTCTCTGGTTTTACACCACGAGTAATAATACAGGCACCGAGAGTATCGATAACTGCTTGAGTAATTTGCTTCTCATCCGTAGAGTCCATAGCAATGAGGAGAATCTTTTCCTCTTTTACTAGGAATGGACGATATTTTACTTTTTTACCGCTTGATGGTAGTTCCAACTCGTAAGTAGGTGCGGTTACCTTTGGTAAAGCCATAATAAATTCAATTTTAAGTATTTATGCGAAGGTAGAGGATCCCAAATTTAAGGTTCCATCAGGATTCAAGAAGTTTTGTGCGAGATCAGGTTTTGCTGGGTTCGCAGTAGCAGGTGTAGGTTTACTAATATCATTATACACTACTCTGTGCTTTCCGTAGTAGAAATTAGCAGTGCATTTTACAAGTTGAGTGCTTCCAAATGATAGTGGGATTGCTTCTACAGAATAAGGGAAAACTTCTTGCAACACATGAACTGAAGATACTCTATCAATATCTCCTCTAGGACCCTTCTCAACTTTAGCAATTCTTACTGTACAGTGATAATCTGTAGGGAAACGCAATCTTGTGGTTCTATTATATGATTCTGGTTGAACCGCCATCATCTGTTCAAAGGTCGCATTTCTAGTATTACTAACAGTATCGATCTCCTCTCCGTTTTCATCATATTCTTGGAAAATATACTGATACCAAGTATTAATGAATTTATAAGGACTCATGTTAGCATCACACAACCACCCAAACTGAAGATCAGTAAACATCTTTTGGTGAGCATAGTTAGTCATACCCTCACCCATAAACCTTCCAGTTAACTGTCCCGTAGCAGCTTGTGCTCCAGGTAGGTTTACTTCATCCAAGAAATGCTCAACGTAGTTAAAATCACTATCCCAATTTAAGGAGTTTAGACTACTAGCTACTCCATCGGGACTATCAAAACTAAATTTTACATAAAATCCAGTGGTGAACGCCATTCCACCACTCTTTGCGATATTTGCTACTAAATCTTTGATTGATGGCACTGACTCTAAATATTATGTGACCTATAATATTTATGGCTTATTCTGGAATCTATAAACCTTCCAACCCTAAGAAGTACCGTGGTAATCCAACTAGGATTATCTACAGGTCTATGTGGGAGAAGAAGTTTATGATTTTCTGTGATAGAACTGCTTCAATTGTGGAGTGGGGGAGTGAAGAAATCATTATACCATATCGTTGCCCTACTGATGGAAGGGTCCACAGATACTATCCAGACTTTTACATCAAAGTGCTTAACAAAGAGGGTAAATATAAAAAATATATCATTGAAGTGAAACCCAAAAAGCAAGTTGCTGGTCCTGATAGAAATCCTAAAAAGAAAACTGCAGCGTGGAAACGTGATGTTCTAACATACATGAAGAACAAAGCAAAGTGGGAAGCAGCAGAAGATTATTGTGATGATAGAAGAATGAACTTCATGATCCTAACGGAAGATCACTTAAATGTCTAAAACAATATTTGAACAAGTAGAAGAGGAAGCAGCGGGAGAGAAACGTTCAGTTTCTTGGTATCGCCGTCAGGTAAAATTGATTGCGAAAGACTATAGTCTAGATCTAATCAAAAGTGACGAAAGATACGATGATACCGTCACAAAAGACTTCCAAGATACCAACGAACTCCGCACCGAAGTAAGAATAGGTCATCTATATCTCTTTGAATACAAAGCATCATCAAAAATTCCGTTCTACGACACATTTCCTCTAGTTTACGTCATAGACAGGCAAGCGGACTACTTTATAGGTGCTAATCTGCACTATATGGGTCCAAAAGCAAGATATACAGTTATAGATAACTTAATTAAGAACAACTACCTCAAGGTTCCTCCCAATTGTGTCCATAAATATTTGAGTAGTAATGTAAGTGGTCGCTTTCTTGACCTAGGAAAGGATGAATGGGATACGGCAATCTTTTTGCCTATCGAAAATTTTATCTTCAATAAATCTAAGAAAGAATACTCAAAGCGAAAGGTTTGGGATGATACTTACAAGGCAAAGACCAAAAAAGCAGCATTCAAGATCCCTAGGGTAATTGAATTTTATGATGGAATACAAAACTCTAAAGTTACCTAATGTCCTCGTCTACTCTTAGATATCCAAGAGATTTATCACCTAATTCTCAAACGGATTATATTAGATTCCAATTCTTTAAATATCAACCACCGTTTCAGCGTGGTGGACAAGGTGCTGCTGGGGGAGGATATTACCAAGGGGGAGAAGGTAACATAGGTGAGCAACTGGGACCAAATATTCTCCTTTATATGCCTCAAGATGTTACTACATCTATGGCTACAACTTGGGGTGGTAAAGAAATTACTAATGCTGCCGCTGGAGCTCTAACAGCTGTTGGAAGCGTACTTACAGGAAGAGGTGATCGTCTGGCGCAAGGTGTGGGAGATGCTTTCAAATCATTAGGAGCGTTGCCTACTACCGCTGGTGCTCAATTAGTAAGAGCGGGGTTAAAAGCAACTGGTGCTCAAAGCAATCTAGAGATGAATGATATCTTGGGAGGAGTCTCTGGAGTCATTCTAAACCCAAACATGGAGATGTTATTTGGTGGTCCACAAGTTCGTAATATTGGGTTCAGATTTAAAATGGCGGCAAGATCTGAACAAGAAGCAAAAGATATGATTAGAATTTGCCGTGCATTTCAATACCACGCACACGCAAAATTTGGCGGAGGTAGTTTAGGTACAAAAGCAATTTTTGGTGGTATTGCTAGTCTTGGTATCAATGCAGCCAACGTAGCTGCTCAATCCAACCCTGGTCAGGGTGCAGCACTCGATATCGATGAAGCGAAACTTGATCAACAACTTGATGAGTTGACCCAGGTTAATAATTTTATATCTGTTCCAGACTTATGTTTGTTCAAATATATGACGGGTGAGAAAGAAAACCAATTTATCAACCAATATAAAGCATGTGCTCTAACAAATGTTGATGTAAACTTCACACCAGACGGATCATATTCAACCTTAATTGGTGGTTATCCATCTGCAGTAGAATTATCTATCACTTTAGTAGAAACCAAGATCATCTATCAAAGTGAAATCAATCCAGACTTGGGGGTAAGTAACTAATGTATTTTTCTATCTTACCAAACATCAAATATGATGTTAAACCACAAAGTTTCCCATTCTCATCTTCGGACTTCGTTGAGGTAAATAACTTCTTCAGAAGATACTCTATAAATGAAGATATATTCGACTTTACAGTATATTTGAACAAATATGCGGTAAACCAGGGTGTAAGAATCGAGTATATTGCAGATAGAGTCTATGGTAGACCAGAACTCGATTGGGTTATTGCTCTAACCAACAATATCGTCAATATCTACGAAGATTGGCCAATGGACGATAATGTCCTACAAGAATGGGCAGAAGGAACATATGGATCGACTGTATACAGCGATTTGGCGTATTATGAGATAGATGAAGATGTAAAGAATTCTGCTGGATTAGCAGTTCTGAAAAAAGGTCAAAAAGTCGATTCTACGTTCTATAATGGATCTTTCCAATATAACAACGGAGATACTGCAAATACCATTATTACCAAATCTGGATCATCTGTAGCATCTGCAGTTTCTAAGTGGGAAGAGATTGTACGCAAAAACGAGGAAAAACGACAAATCTGGGTTATCAAACCACAGTACATTGATCCTCTAATTCAGTCATTAAAAAAGCAGAGCAAATATGGAAAATGCTCTGCTTATCTCAATAAACAATTAAAGACGACATTAAAGTAACGCGACTTTTTTGGCAAAAAAATAGCGGGAAAAATTTTCCCGCTTTTATGGAATTCAATAGTCGATATAGTCACAGGTCTCAGGATTCTTTCTCAAGAACTGATGCACATGACCATGAACGTCTGATTCCAGAGTATGATGTGCTCTGGTGTGGATAACTTCAATAACCCCTAAAGAACCAGTCAACAATAGATTAAACACTGTTACTGGGTGGAAGAGAACAGAAGCAATCCGTTTCATCGCGTAAAGTAACGATCCATACGGAGTTTAATGTAATACATTCCGATGACCCAGAGGGAGAAGAGAAACCCCTCCCCATAGTCCATGGAATTCCATGCGTGTACAACGTCCATCAGTCCTCCTCAGCAAGGCGAGCGAAGTAGGACAGGGCATCGTCATCATCAGTTGCCTTTGGAGTGATATCAGAGTCGTTAAAACCACCACTTGCAGGTGCTGCAGGTGCAGACATACGCTCACGGAAAGGAGACTGTGCGACAGGTTGAGGTTCGTACTCTTCGTCATCAACACTAGGGCGTTGAGGAGCGGCAGAGAGACCCAGGACTAGGTTGAGGCGTTCCTCAAGTGCTTCGTAGGTCT